TCTTTAGACGGTTTATGTAATTTATGTGGCGCTTACCCTCGTTAGGGCTGTGATGATACACGCAGTTATTAGGCAAACTAACGTCCAGGTAATTCACAACCTGGTACTGCAACTGATCCTCAGTCATGTCTGACATAGAAATCATTGGGCATTACTGCACTGGCTGTTTGAAGCATAATGCGCTCCATATACTTTTGTGATGGTATTAGCTTTTGTTTATCGCCATGTCGTAAACACCAACGCCGCGCTATAGTTGGGTGCGATGCACCTAATGCGTCAGCTAACTGCGCATATGTCCAACCTTTTTCCCTACGATACTGCTCTAATGTCATACGCAAAAGTATGGCTAGTTTGACTTTTTTGTCAAATAGTGGTGATCTACGAAGATAAAGTGCCAGCCAAGACTATTTACAGCCAATTAATGCACTTGACGGAAAGCGACAATTCAAGGAGAACACGCATGAATTTAAAATATCAAGCGATGGTAGCTGTGGAAAATAATCTTAACGAGTGTATTAATCAGTCTGGCATGACAAATAACGAAGTAGCCGCTGCTAAAGGTGTAACTACAGAGACATTACGCCGACACAAAAACGGCAAAATTCAAATGACTATTAATGATGCTGAACGATATGCCCAAATCTTAGGGGTAGAAGTTCAGCGAATCTTATTTCGTTCCAAACCGATTCCCGTGCTTGGCACATGCCTGATTAAAGAAAATCATATACATAGAGAACTTCATCAGGAACAAAAATTCGAAGTTTTTGCAGATGGTCAATTCCTTCAAGACCGCGCAATTTTTCTATGGTTTTGCGAAGAAAAGTATAAAGGCGAATGGTACGAATATGATAATTCAATACAATTTGTGAAGCACTCGCCAATTGTGGACAAGTATGTAGACCCAAGCAGTTATCAACGTATATCAGTTGTTAAAAGCAAAACGCCTATGCCAATAAATTTAAAAGGTTATGAAAATAAAACACAGGATTTATTTGCTGGCGTACTTTATCCACAGCCAGGTGGCGTGTACACTGTGCATAACGATAAAACGTGTATGACATATAAAGACTTAGATCTAGAATGGGCCACGCCCGTTTTAAGTATCGTTTTTCGCCCAGAGCTACTAGGCATACACACTGTAAAAATTGCCAAATAAAAATAATTTAAAATTCCTATAGACGTTAAACGTCCTCTATGGCAACGTAAGACCACTCATCGCACAACGCGATAGTACGGGGGATTTACGAATGTCATTTACAGCGCCAGATTGGGCGAAGCGTCATAATTATTTTCATCATAGCAATCCAAGATCAAAAGATCGTGCTAAAAATATCTTTGAAAAGGCTGTGGTACGTCCGAAAATACAATGGGCGAAACTAGTGTTGGATAATCCAAGAAAAGAAAGCCATCACGAAAAAGCACACGAAATTTTAGATGCATTTACTAAAAATAGAGGTAGTGCAAACATGGCAGCTGGGCGCGCTGTACAAGACGCAACAGATCTCCATTTGATACCTGACCAGTTTGGAACCAAACTAACGCTTGTCGAGGCCATACACGTTGCACAAGACAACATGCGTAAGTATCAGCCCAAAAACTACAATGCCACTGTCAGAGAGGGCGACACAGCGCGCAAAGAGTATTATATTGATGAACTTGCCAAAGTGACTGAACACGCAGTTCTGGGGCTGCAAGAGGCTATGAAAAGCGATAACAGGCTTATTGGTGAGACAGACTATAAATCTACACTGCCTGGTAACGCCCTACCCCACAATACATTGCCTGATTACGGACGCCGTGGGGATCTCAAAACAAAATGGTCTAAGCCACATCATAATTCAAAGGATCCGACGACAACAAAATGGCGCAAGGCATCGCTGCCTAGTTCACTAAGTGGCATGTTTGATATGAACAATGTTTACCAGGCGGCTGGGTTTTACGCTCTTAACGGTAGGCAATTGCCGTTCTTGGTTTATGCAAATGCATACGACTATAAGATTTTTAATGAACACAACGCACCAGAGTTAAAACCAGCGTTTCTCGAAGAAGTAATACGGGACATCGCAATGCATCACAAAACAACAGAAAATATTCTCCAGGCAGCGCACGACACAGAGGATCTATTTGGTCTGTGTGATCCTGACTTTAATCAGATTTATTGGAAAGAACCGCCAGCCTATTTGAACCAGGCTAGAAAAGCATGGGGGCTAGAAGCATGAACAACAAAGAAGCAATCGCTGCATTAGCATTAGCGCAGTCACAAATGAAAACACCGCATAAGGATGCGACCAACCCACATTTTAGAAATAGATATGCAAGTTTGAAGTCATGCATCAAAGCAATCAAACCAGCATTAAATAAAAATGGGTTTGCGCTGATACAAGCCGCTGGCAAAGATGAACAAGGTCACTACATCCAGACAACTTTTGAGCATACAAGCGGTGGCCTGTTTAGCAGTAAGTTTTATATGGAGCCTGACAAAAGAGGTATGCAAGGATTAGGATCTGCGGCCACTTACGCAAAGCGATATGGATTGCTTGGCTTGGCTGGCATCGAGCCTGATGAAGAGGCTGATGATGACGGTAACGAAGCTGATGCAGAAAAAGAACACGAAGAAGCTGTGCGCGCAGAACGCAATGAAGGTTCTTCTGGAACATCAGAACGAGATTTAGAGATACTAGCTGAACGAATAAAAGAAAAAATAAAAGATGCAAAACAAACCTGGCAGCTTAAAAAAATACCAGAAGAGTTTGTACGAGAATTTGAGAAAATTCAAAAAGGCAGCGGCAACCTAGCACAAGAAATCATGGCGTATCACAAAACGCGATGGGAACAATTAAATGATGGGATAAGAAGGTAATGGCGCACTTTAGTAAGACTGCACACAAATTTATGAATGGATTAGACGGTAACAAAGAATACAGAATAACCGCCTGGATAAATGTAAAGACACCGTGGAATGATACCACTGGGAAATATGATTTTATGAGTGATGAACAAAAGCAGCAATGCGAGGAATTGTTTAGACAGTTTCAGTCTGGAGATTTTCAGATCTCTGTTACATTGCAAGAGCGCACAGATGCTACTGATCAGTTTGGTAAACCTGATGTGCGTAGTTTTCCGAAAGCTGGAAGTGTTACGCTGTACACAAACAAATTTAATAACTCATCGCACATTAGTGAAAAGATCACTGTCGATACCTCGACACCACCAATGGCCTCTTCAAAAGACAATGAAGACTACACGGGGTTTGCGTAATGACAAAAGCTTTATTAACGATGAAAGAAACAGCTGAAATGTTGTTTGGTGAAAGCGATGATAACGCAAGAAGACGCGCTATTCATTTATTACAATCTCAAAAAATTTCTACGATCACGACAGGACAAAAAAGATTAGTGCGCCGTGATGTATTGAATGAACATTTTGGGATTGATGGGCAGAGGAGACAACGCCCCTCTGACTCAGATATACAACCATACGAATAAATATAATTAAAATACTTGCGCCACTTTTTGAACGTCATGCATATCTGCAAAATGCTCGACAAGTTTATCAGTGGCGTATTTATCTTCTTGCCCTGAGTCTAACCAATGGCCGTATGTTGTTTGAGTAACTTTAATAGTCTCGTGACCCATGTAATTTTTTACGCGCCATAAATCGTCAGGAAAAGCCTGGAGAATTTTTGATGCATAGAAGTGTCGTAACTCATGCCAGGTCACATGCGCGACATCAGCCTTACGGCAAGCCTTACCGATAGCATAGAGAAACTTCTCTCCATGTATTGGTGTGTCAACGCGTGAAGGAAACACATAAGCATCAGGATCATTAGGACGACCCTGCTGCAAGTAAAGTTCTCGCAACTCTTTTGCTAACTCTGGGTGCAACGGAACCACCCGTCTGCCAGCCCTAGTTTTGGTTTCACCTGGGTTACGATTGTCGTGCGGCTTCATAGCTTGTGTGACACGAATTTTAAGATTGTCTAAATCTACCTGATCCCAAGTCAATGCGCGCTGTTCACCCTGACGTAAACCAGTCATACAAGCGAAGCGAAATGCAAGTTTCCAATGTGGATGTATAGCGTCTTCGATAGCTTTAATTATTGACGGCAAAATCTTCTCAGCTTTATCGCCACTCTTGCCTAACTTCTCGCCCTTGGCTTTTACCTTGTGAGTAAAATTTGTTGTTCTACATTCCATAGAAATTGCGTACTCGCACATGACCGAAAGTGAGGTCAAATGGTTGCGAACTGTTTTGTCGGTGTGGCCTATCATCAGCTGCTTAACAATCTGATTTTGAACCTTACCTTTTGAGAGATCCGCAACACGCATTTTTGCTAATGGCTGACCATCAACAATTAACTTGAGATGCTGCTTTGCGTGACGGTTTTTATTCTTAAAACTATCTTGAGAAATCTGTCGGGTTCTGCGCTCATCTGCGAGATGTTTTTCATACTCAACCCAAAGATCTGCAAATGTCCATTTCCAACTTTCTGATGTGTCAGCAGCT